CCCAGGCGGTAAATTCTCAGCTGACCAAACTCTAAAAGCTTTTCTAGCCTCTTCCGGGGAATTTTTTACTGCTGATAGTAACTTCGGACGAACCGCTGGGTGTGTCGCTGCTACAGAAGTAAGATCATCGAGGGTAGAGGAAGGCCCAAGTAATTGTGACTTAAGGTGGGATATTCCGTGCTTATCAAGTAAACTTTCAAGCACTCTCGCTCGTCGCCAATCTGCTTCTGGAACTTGACTGGTTGCTTGTTTTAATAACTTTGACGCGTTAGGGACAAAGGAAGTTGCACCAGCCGCAAGCCCGCCTGCGCCTAAAGCTCCGAGTCCCCTGGAAAGTGCATTATCTCCTAGGAAATGTGCAGCTGTTTCACTACCGCCGCCAGCAGACGCTCCTATGACAGCGTTTCGGATTGGGGTTGTTAAGCCTCCTGGACCGGCTAAAGCCGCGACTGCTCCTTGACCGATTTCCCCTAGGTATTTCCCGGCGGTTGTCTGCGGTTGAGCAATCTCCCCGCCGGTTACGCTTTTAAGCATCCCTGGAAGGTTTTTAAGTGCACTGACAGGATTCGCAACTTGCATCAAGGCGTCTTGGTCAGGCCCAGGTTTAGCCCCAAACAGACCGGCTAGCCCCTTACCAGCCCCCTCCGCCCCAGACACCATCATGCTAGCGAGTTCGGGAAGGCTAAGCAGCCCACCACGAATAGACTTATCAGCTACCCGCCCGACTTCGGCAAACTTTGACTCTTCTTTTAGGCCAAGTTTTGCCGCTATTTCCGCTTTGGTCGTCCCGGCAGGAACCCCCTCAAGCACCCTACCATCAGGAAGCTCTACGTTAAAGGTTTCGCTCATGGCAGATCCCCCCATTTAACAGTCTTTGGGGGAATGGTTGAAGGCATCGCAGGGTTAGGGGCTGTCGGCTCTGCCAAGTAAACCTCTCCGAATTTTTGCGCCCAGATATTCGGATCATCTTTTTGCACTGCTTCAGCAAAGGCTTTATTCGCATTATTATACTGCGTGATTTGGCGTTCAGCCACACGGTCAAGGACGGCAAACAATTGCCGGCGAGCTTGCGGTGAGGCAGAAGCTTGTGGAAGCATTTTCTTAATCTCTTCCGCCTCTTCCTTCGTAACGCCCTTATTCCCGCCGAACTTATTAACCAACCCTTGCCAAAGTTGCGTGTTAATACCTTTCATGGTTTCGGTATTTCCGAGCTTGGTAAGCTGCTCCGGGGATACCTTTACACCGGCAACTTGTGCGAGATTCGTCATGAAGGTAGCGGGGCCGGACGTTGCGTTGCTAAACACACCTTGGGCATCAAGGTTCCTCAGCTCAGCCAAAGACTGCCTATCGGAAGTGGCTTGATAAGCGGTTTTGCCCATGGCTTCTACTTGGGTAGCTGCGGACTTAAAGTAAGCTTCGGCACCGGCCTTTTGGCCGTAGAAGGCCGGATTTACGGTGGTAGACACATTAACCTTTGGGGCATTATCAAGTTTCCGGGGACCAGTCGCCGTTACTGCATACCTGTCGCCGTCAACTATTTTCTCTGCCCAGCCCTGCGGTCCATAGGCACTTTGCCCTGGAGCCATCGGCGTAGGCTCTGCTACGTTCCCGGCTTCATCTATCATAACCTGCCCAGGAGTCTGGCCGGTAAGCTTCCGTTGCGGTGTCCAGGTGTTCGGGGCGTTCGGATTAGCAAGTACGCTGGCCGGTGTTGCAAGAGCGGAAAGATCTTTTGCTGTTAGGTTGCCTTTTCCAAGCTCTTCCATCTGCTTCATACCAAAGGCTTGAAGAACCGGATGGTTGGAAGCAATCGCGTCCAGGATAGCTTTTTGCTTATCTCCCGGCACACTCTCCATCGGCGCACCTTCCCCAGGAAAGCTAGGAGCTTCATACCCCATAGCGGTTTTCTGGTAGTCCCGCATACCACCAGACAGGTCCGCTTGATACCTTTCCGCGAGTTCGCTTTTTTCCTTTTTGAGTGCGGCACTGGAATCACCAGCAAATTTAGCCTCAAGCATCTTTGCGAGAATGGTAAGGGGGCTTACTTTAGAAGCAACTGGCCCCGTTTGCTGCGGCATGGCTATCGGGCTGAGGCTTCCGCTAAGCATAGCATCGGCTACCTTTTGCCGCCGGGCAATGTCGGAGCTTTCGGTTTCATAATTATAAGTAGGATATGTAGCCATTTGTAGGTTCTCCTTTAAGCCGTCGGCATCATCATATAACCAGCGCCAAGTGTCCCCAAGGCACCCATTAGAGCGTTTTGGGAGCCAACGCTTGCATTATAATTCGCTTGATCACCCTGGTAGCTATTATAAACACTTTGCGCGACAGGAGCCGCCGCCACGTTCGCGCCTACTTGCTGTGCGGCAAACTGCGGTTGAGCAACTTGTGTACCAGTCCGCAGGGCGTTCAACTCATTCATGATTTGATTCCTGGCAACATACTGCTCATCCAGGCCGGAGGCTCTTGCGGTGTTTGACAGATTTATAGCCTGTGTAGCAGTGTTTCCGGCGGAAGTATCTAGGCCAGCCAAAACAGAAGCTTCCTGGAATGGCTTATCCCGCATGGTGTTAAGCTCAGACACCCCTTGCCGGCGGCTATCCATACCCATACCAAACAGCCTTTCCATCTCCGCCCCACCGCCGATAATCGAGGAGTCCATAGCAGTCTGATAAGCATCCGTCCGCGCCATAGCTTGATTCGCCATAGCGGTATTCCAAGCCTCACTCCCCGGTGTAATCCCCTGGTTGGTCAACTGACTTTCCAGCTTAGCCTGTGCCTGCTCATATTGTGGATCAAGGCGGCTAGTCATACGCTGGTACATCGCATCTTCAACTGACTGCCGTGTGGCTGCATCAGCGGTTGGAGCAGCTCCAAGACTATTATAGTTAAAGTCTGTCCCGGCTACATTACCTGCCTTTAAAATTTGCTGCTTGAGGGCATTATTAGCAAGATTTGAGGTACTGACCCTCGGATCGATCATCGGATACGGGTTATACAGCTCAGGAAGCTTGGAGGTATCAAGCCCCTGCGCCATGGTTTCATTTACCCGACCTAAGGCAGCGTTTGTAGCCCCCGTCAAGCCTAGGGAGGTATCTAAACCGGAGTCGATAAGTTGTTGCGCGCGAGGGTCTAAGGTAGTGGTGGAAGTCCACTTATCCGTCGGTAAACCTTCAGCATCTACTGCTTGCTCCCAAGTCAAATTTCCCCAAGGAGTTACTTGGTCATAGCGATTAAGGGTCGCACCAAGACGAGCTGCTTCCAGATTCGCGGTACCTTGGGCATCGGCTACTGCATAAGGATCAGGGGGTGCAGGAGCATCATCTCCTCCACCAAAAATACTACTTACTGTATCGGTTACAAAACTCATATTATTGCTCCTTTTGCATGAGTATCATACAATCTTCTTTTTGAAGTGTAGTTTTATACATCCCAAAGATTTCTTCCTCAACTTTAAACCCTAACCTTTTGACAAAATTTAAAGCTTTGTTATTGCCTACCTTGATAGGTGCAATAATAGCCTCAACTTTAAGTTGGTTAAACGGGTAAACAAACATATACCACAAGAAATCTTTTGTAAGCCATTTGCCTTTACTTTCTGCGGCTATGTGCATCATTACACTTTTTCCTGGAGAAAGTCTATCATAGCCAGTAACCGCTACCAACTTACCGTTAAGCTCTTTTCCGATGAAAGTTGCGTTTTTGACTTCAAAAGGAGTTTGAAGTCGAGAGCAAAGCCAATCTCGAAGTTCCGCTTGCCGACTACTATTTGTGATAATCATTAGAGGGGAAAGAGGAACTGGAGCATAATAGGCCTCCGACAAAGGGTTAATCTTATAACCCCCGTCGGAGGGTGGGAAGGGAGAAAGGAAAGGGAAGGATGCTACAACAAACCTGCATCTTCAACCATAAAATCTGTTGCACTCCAAGTCAGACTAACATTCCTTGCCGATAAACGCAAGCGTAAAGATACAGTCCCACCGGGGCGGTTGAACACAGTACGCCACTTTAAGATTGCTACACTGCCTACCCAAGTAACAAGGTCCCAGATAGCAGAATCCCATAGAGAAACAGTGGCAAGGTAGCTTGTAGCACTGCCTGGCGTATCCTCATTGACATAATCCATATCAATGCCAAGTTGCAATTCAACATCATTGGTACCTTCCATCAAGGGCCGGACGAGGGTTACACGCTTGGTGGCTCCGTTGGTAAGGCGATTGAAGGCGGATTTGACTCGGGCGTCAATCACTGCTCCGCCATCCACCCCACCTGTCCAGGCTTTCCGAACCCGATGATGGGCAGCAAAGAATAACTCACCTTTGTGCACACACCAGCATTCTGAGCTTTGGTTCGTAAACCTTGCCCAAGCCCCAGTGACTGTGTTCATTACAAACTGGTAAGAGTACGCCACATTCAAAGCAGCATCAAAGCCGATAGGTACGTTTAGAAGTAGCATAGAAGCTTCGGGAAAGACAACCCCTTGCCACCCGAAAGTAGCTTTATGGGCTGCTGTGGCCGCCGTCCACGCCTTTACAATCCGGTCAGTGACAGCCCCGCCGCTGTTAACATTCGCGGAAATTAAAGCCTTGGAAAGCGGAAACACACCGCCGACAGTTAGCACACAAAGATCCCCGCCAAGTTTGACAAAACATCGTTTGCCGACTGGAGCCCCAAGGTAGTAAATCCCAACAAGCGCAAAAGAAGCCGCGTCGGAAGGATCGGTGCCTTTATAGACCGCAATTTCGCCTTTGGAAGTGATTGCAACAAAATAGTCGTCTGCACCTTCACCTGCGTCCAAGGTCCAGTTTGCAGTAGCTACCAAAGACCCTCCAAGATTGAACAAAGAACCTAAAGGAAACTCAGCAGCAGCTCCTGCAATAGCGCTCAGAGGCAAGTAGTAAAACGACAATGAATCCTTTTTGCAGAGAATAATGCGGTTTTTGAAGATTGAGCAATTCGTAACATCGGTGGTGGTTATGCCGGTAAGGGCTGGGGTAGAAACCCCCGTCAACTCTGTCCAAGTAGTTCCATTGAAAATCCTGGAATTATCCACACCATTACAAGCCCAAAGGAAAGCACCACCGGAAGTAGTCATGTTGATATATTCGACTGCGCCGTTGGTAAGTACCGAGGCCGGGGCAGCTACATATCCGCCAGCAGTTATCGCATAGATACCTGTATTAGCGCACGCAAAAAGAAGGTCTGCCCCTGTAGGAGCCGCATAAGACATAAGCGTGCGAATGTTATAAGGCACCGCAACACTGTCAGTAGGGATTGTGGCAAACTCCTCCCAACCTTTCCGAAGCATAACATCGGTTGTCTGCGGGAACCAGTTATCCAGGTAAATCGCATCGGCTTTGTGCATAGAAGCCAAAGGATCCCTGGCATTCCAGCCTCTGGTTGGAGCTGGCATTGAGACTTTTTGGCTTGTCGGTTTCCCGCTTTCTTCTAACGCTCGTCTCATTACAGGCTCCAGCTCATTGAGGGTGCGCTGATTCCGGCAACAGCTTCAGCATCACCGGCAAGGTCAATCACCGGATTGCCGCCGTCTGTGCTTGCGAAGTTAGTCACCGCCGACTCATACCCACGGAAATCCTCTGCATAGCGAAGACCTTTCTCTCGCTTCCAAAGCCACCGAAGGCCAAGGATAAGTAGCTTATCAGGGTAGAGGAAGGTATCAGTGTCAAGAGTGCAATAGGCTTTCCCAGAGGTCGCCGGGGCTGCGGAGTTATCGACGACAGGGTATTGGCCTTGGTACTCGAAAGCAATGGTGTTGCCTGCTGCGGGCGCGGGAGTCAGGAACAAATGCCCGCCTTTGATGCGGTATTGCATGTCGGAGATGGACTGGAAACCGGCTTTAGACGCCTGCCAAGTGGAGGCACGGACCGGCCCGAGGATAGTTGTGTTTTCAGTCCGGTCGTAAAGGGTATCATCCAGGATGCGTATAAACCCTTGCGGGGCGAGGGCGGATAATGCTCCTTGGTCTTCGGCAGCAAGGCTTACAAAAGTAGCCTCAATTTGCATCGCCGACCAAACTTTCCGCTCTGCCAGATCGTCCAAGATTTCATTAAGCAACCCAAGATACTGCACGACTTGGTCATCCTTAGAAGTAGCCACCAAAAGCGGTTTAGGAAGGCCTGTTCTAAGGCAAAAAGCTTGGACAATCTGAAGAAGGGTCATGGGGTTTATCCTTTAGGTTTCGCCTTTTCTACAAGCTCCAGGCGTTTAGTGAGTTCTTCCAGGTTTTTCGCGAGCGTTTCATTTTGGACTTTAAGCTCTGCATTGACAACTTTCAACGCGGAGAGTTCCTCGGAGGGTTTTCCGATGCTTGCGGCGGAGGCGAGCCAATCAATCGCACGTTGCTTGAGCGCGCGGCCACCCATTCCAATCTTAGCCAAGGTCTCCTCATTCGCGACTGCAAGGTCCTCGACCGTACGCACGTGGCACTCAAGCAAGCTTATGATCTGCGAGGGACTAAGCACCGGCCAGTTTTTGACCGGAAAGCCGTTTTCAGGAAGTTCATTCCCTTCTGCCCAAGCTTTATAGGCCTCTTTGTAAGCAGAAAGCCATGCTTGATCAAACCGGCCTTCCCTTACATCATCGGCAAGCTTCGCCAGCCACTCATCAGCCACACGCTCAATCCGGTCTTTGGACCCTTGCGGGGTGATGATAGCGAAATTCACATCTTTCGTGACATAGTGACCGGCTTCAATAGAAGCATTCCGGTCTTCAATAGCCCTGACTTCGAAAGTTACATACGGCGGTCGCGCCTTTTCTACTTCCATTTTCGAAACTCCTTAAAGCTAAAGGGGGCCGAAACCCCCTCAGGTTGGTAGACTTACGCGGCAGTCGCGTCGTCCATGAACGGATAGTCAATTTCCATCTCAGCAAGGCCGGTGGAGGGGGTGTCGATGGCGGAGGCACCAATGGCTTTCTTCACACGATCGCCGGCGACAACTGCATCGTCGACAGAACCTGCAGTTGCGGTGGCATAGACCAAGCCATTGTCAGCAAAAGCTGCCAGAACCTTACCAACTGCCTTGCCTTTAATCTGATACCAACCGTACTGGTTGGCGACGTTGGCAGACATGGCAATCGCTACCTGACCAATGTCGTTAGCCGCCAGCAAGGTTGTGGTCATACCATCTTCATGGATAGTGACCCAGGAGCCAACGGCAGTATCCGCGACCCCCTGGAGGTAAATAAATTCACCTTCGCCATAAGCGGTAGATGCATTATCTACAGCCTTGACAACGGTACCAAGTGGATGATTCTTAACAGTGCTTGTGGTAGCGATGGGCTGCATACCAATTTGGGCATCACGAATGATAAAGTCGGACATAATAAACACTCCTTAAGTGCTTGTGGTTTGTGGGAAATTCCACGGGATTATACAATCATAATCCCGTGGAGATACAACTAAGCTTTCAACACACCCTGCAGGCCACGATTGCTGCAGACCATGTTACCCATCCAGAGGATCGGGATAACAACAGCGTCCTGATTGATGCTGTTCATCTCAGTCATGGTGGTCATGTCAGCATCCTTATGCGATACCTTATACAGGTAATCAGTGTTCAGGAAGTACATGTGGGCAGCAGGGATACCAGAGCCACCGTCGAAGATCACGTCGGCCTTTTTGTACTTCAACGTAACAAACCCAGCATCGGCGGAAGAAGCATCCGTGTAGCGCTTCAGGGAAGTCTGGGAATTGTCGAAGAAGGTGTAGTAGTCGTTGGAAGCTACGATGAGGTCGGGCTGATCATCGCCACGAGTCAGCTCCATCCACAAGGGGAGCATCAGGCTCTCGATGGTGGTTGCAGAGGGTACGATTGCCCCGCCACCCTGCAAGGGGGCCGCCGCCGACTGAACCTTGTTTTTCCAGAAAGTCCAGACAGAAGAATCAATCCCGCCGACAGTACCGGTACCGGCATCCGCTACGAGCGCCTGCAGGCCACCGATTTGGTTCGGCAAGGAACCGTCGGAGTACACATCCGCGCTGAAGTTATTCTTGAAAGTCCGAATTGCGTTCTTCATCCGGCTCTTGACAAGGTTGATGATCTTGGAGTCGCCGCTGTTTGTACGGAGTTCCAAGCCGGAAGCCACGACGTTGATGGCAATCTGACGCCAGGCATATTCCGCCGCACTGATCACGTCAGAAGCGCCGATGTTCAGGGTATCATACCCGCTGTAACGCTGGTAAGTCCCGTTGGCGGCGTAGTCAAGCGGCTCTACAATGGTCAACCCACCGTCTTCCGTCTTGCTATTCCCTTTCTTTTCCAGGCGGGAAAGCAGGGCATTGTTTTTGGACAGATTGTCCTTGATCTCTTTCCGGTGCTTTCGGAAGGTGGTTGTTACAAGCTCGGTAAAAACACTGTTCGGTGAGGCCATTGTTCATACTCCTTTGTGGTTGTTGGTTACGCCCTTGTTTTAATATTGGCAAGGGTCTCAGTGAGAGTGTCGTCCATACTTCCCACAGGGGCCGTTCCGCGTCCTGGTTTCGTGCTGGTTCTGACGTTTGCTCCTGAAGCTTTAGCCGCCGCTTTGGCCTTTTCCTCCGCGTCGCTTTTTGCCTTGGTTGCTGCTTCCGCTGCCAAGCGGGCAGACTCTTTAGCACGAGTCACGGGGTTCATCCAAATGGCTTTATCATAAGCTTCTTGCAAATTGTTCGCACTCTTAGCCCGGAGCAAAGCCGCAATGTCGTTTGCAACTTCATCAAAGTAAGGATGCGCAGGGTCGGCGGCAAAGGTGTCAATTTCTTGCTTCAATGCCGCCTTGGTTGTTTCTACAATCTTGTTATCGTTAGTATCTAACCTGCTTCGCAATTCGTCAATGGTTTTCTTGAGTTCTTGTGTTTGTGGGTCAACGTAAGGGGCATCGCCGCTGTTAAACTGGATACCATAGTTTTCCGCCAGCTTCTGGAAAACCGCCACTTTCTGCTCCATCGTACCGTTTTCAATAACATGGTTCGCGTGAAGCAAGGAGCGGATTTGCGCAACAGGCTCCTGGCCCCTGGTTTGCATGGCGGTCAGGTACGGTGCGACAATATCCTTCACAACCTTGCCGATGGAGGCGTCAGCTTTATAACCTTCAATTCCCTTGAACATGTCCTCTTCGCGCTTAGTAATCTCCGCACGAACATTCTCAGGAAGCTTGTCCCAATCCTTAGCAGCCTCCGGCCGCCAGGTTTTTGGCGCAGGCTCTACAGTCGCCGCTGGAGGCACCGCATCTCCCTCCGGGCTTGCTTCAGATGCCGCCGGAGAATCAGTAGGTTTACCCGCATCCGCGTCAGCCTCCCCAGAAGCAGGTACGTCACCAGACTCATCCGTATCCGGAGTAAAACCGAGGCCTTCTGCAATGTCTTCCATAGCCGCTTCAAGATCCAAATTACTTTCTGTCTCACCGGCACTTACCCCATTTCCAAGATCAGTATCTTCTGCCATTTCCAGTCTCCTTTACTGTCGTTCCACAGTTACAGACGCCCCTCTTTCCATTTCCTGGCAGAGTCTCTGTTTTTTATCTTGCGGCAGAGCCTCAACAGCCCTTGCCATTGTCGTTGCCATTTTATCTTCCAGTTGCTTGTCGGCTTCCGCGCGGCGTTTTTCCGCCTGGGTTTTTTCCCCTGCCTCTAGCACCCGACAACCGTGTTTAGCCAGATTCGCCCTATGCGCCGCTCGGCCTTCTACCCACTTCCCGCTCACCGGGCAATTATACCCCGGCAAGTCCATTTGAATATTCGGCGCGGACATAAGCCTTTGCATGGGCTTACTACACATTCGGCAAGTTTGCTGGAAGTCGAGTTCACTTAACTTCACCACAACCTCAACCACCCGCCGACAGGCTTTACACTCATAATCATACAGAGGCATCGGAAGCCTCCTTTGCGGCTGCAGCTTGGTTTTTGAGTGCGAGTTGCTTTAACTGCGACACGTGCTTGGCCATGGCTAACTCTTCCGCGCGTTGTAAGGCTGCCATTTTCGCCCCGGCTTCAACTTTCCCTAATTCTTCCGCGCGGGTAAGCGCGCTAACTTTTGCTTGAGCTTCTTGCTCTTTCAGCTTAAGCTCTATCTGACCTTTTTGGGCTTCAACCTGAGGGTCCGGGCCTTTCGCTCCTTCCTTATCCGGCGGCGGTTTCGGTGCCTGCATCTTTTTCAGCGCGTCTTCAATGTCCACGCCGAACTTAAACCGGCGAGTCACAGCCCCGAGGATTTCCTTAACCACATCAAACGGCATCATTCCTGATTGTACCATAGGAAGAGCGCCGTTAAGGAACTGAGCCAAAGCATTGAGAAACTCTCCGACATCTTTTTTCTCCTCACGGGAATCAGCTTCTATGGTTGAGTTGGTTTCAATATCCACCTTATAGTTACGATGGAGGTCGTCTTTTAACAACTCCAGCACGTCTTCAACAGCGGGTATGGAGAGGACTTGGGTAAGCTGGGCCGGCGGGGGGCTAGCCGGAGGAGGTGGCTGCCCCATCATCTGGGCTTGAGTTGCTTGCTGTTGCTGTTGCTGCTGCATTTGCTGTAAGGCGGCCTTGGCTTGTGCCTGTTGCTCTCTGGTTGGGAGTTGAAGGTTAACTGTCGCCGTGAGTGTTTCTTGACTAAGGTGCTTGAAAGCAATCTCGGCGGCGATGCGTAAGCAGTCTCGCACATACCGTTGACTTTCTACCTGCAGCTTCCGGAGTCGTAAACTCCCCCATTGTGTTTTAATCTCCTGCGCCCCGAGTGTCTCGCTCGCCGCCGAAGCCCCCCGCATGATATCAGCTATGGCGGTAATTTCATAAATGATTGCCTTGACCTGCGTCCGCTGGAGGTACAACTGCTGCAGGACATTTATCAGCTTTTCAATCGGCATTAACCAGATAGATTTTTCCAGTGTCTGACCTTGCTGCATTGCCGCCGCGTTTTCTACCGGGACAAGTTCGTTGTCATTCGCGGTTAGAACCTTTTCAATCCCCTGCAAGCTCGAATCATAAAACCCTCTGACCTTCAACGCCTTGACGATTTTGTTGATCCTGACCGTAATCCGGTTGAGTTCCTTGTCCTGTTCCTCGTAGTAAGCGTAAAGTGGAACGGGAATCAGGCTGGAAAGCTTTTGCCCGAAGATAAGCGGTCGCGGGATAGGAAAGAAACCGCTAAGCTGCAAGGGGTCGTCAACTCGCTTCAACTCCTTATCCTTATGTTCCGGGCAGATAAAGATAACTTGCTTTTCTATCTTATCCCAGACTTCAAAAATTTGCGCCAGGGTAGCTTCCCCAAGATCCTTCGGGGCTATCGTCCTTTCGCCGTCCTCGGAGTCATTATCACTGTCGGTTTTTTCAGTGACTGTAAGCTTGATATCTTTAGCCGCCTCCGCCCCGAAGTTCTTTTCCAGATCCTCGCGGGACATAAAGTGTTCAAAGGCAATCCATGGGGTTTCGGACCAGCGCTTAGCATAGCCGAACATGATACGATCCCAAGGGACTTCTTCTCCGCAAACAGTTTCATACACCACGCGCTCAGAGGCCGGTATGGCTTCCGACACACCTTCAACGGCTTCCACAGCTTCCGTCTTTTCCATCTCCGCGTCATACTTAAACCGGGTGACGCCGCGCCCAGGTACAAGCCCCTCCAGCACCGCCGACCGCATCATCTCGTCGAAGTTAGAGTAATCCCGGTCATTGGAGTCAATGAAAAATTCCAGATACCGGGAAACTACCTCAGAAGCAAGCTTGCCGAGCGGGTCTTCGTCCTTAAACCGGCGGCCAACAGCAGGCCTGGGCGTGGAGTTGTAAAGTGAAGCCTGCAAGGTCTCCGTGTTGCTGTAAAGAATGTTAAACGGCATCGTCTCGGATTTGTCAGTTTCGTATATACTAACAACCCCCCGAGCGAACTTACGGTATGTTTTTTCCCGCTTTTTAGCGTCAGCAATTTCCTGGCACCAATACGCAGCTTTGTTAACCTCTTTCTTCTCGCCGCTTTCTTCTTCGTAGTTAGCCATTTAAAGTTCCGCCTCCGCAAGTCGTTTTTGCCGCTGCCGGTCAATGAGTTGATCTATGGTATACTGATGGGGCATTTTCGGGTAGTCAAAATGTGGCAAGGATGTGGTTTTCCGTACCCAAGGCCGAGACATTACTGCATACCGGGTTTCATCATAGGCATGATCTTCACTTTCCGTATCCACATCTTCCATGTCCCGGTCATCGTGCTGAAGTACAGGAATGGTGCGAATGGTGTCCTCGCAGCAATCTAAGAAGTAAATCAACGGCAGATTGTCCACTCCGACAAGGTATTGACGGAGCTTTTCCGCCCCGGCTTTTCGCTTGTTATCCGCCCGTTTCCAGCTACAGCGATGGATCGCCATGGTTTCACCGATGCTTGGCCCGCCATCCCGGATAAAGATCGCTGGGTCTGCCACGCCGTAAGTAATCCGCTCATTCTGTTCCCGCTCAAAGATACCTTTCGCAACGAGGTCCGCCGTCATCTTAAGACCCTTGTTCGGCCCGGTTGCCCCGTACCATTCCCGGTATTTAAGCAATGCTCCGTGAGGAAGGCCCCATGTACCGTCAGAAACCGCATACCAGCCAACGGAAAACGGTCTGGCGGAACCCCAGTCCATAGCGCGGAAGCGAAGGGCGCTGGTCGGAATTTTGCGAATCCAGTCGTTGGTCGGCAAAACATGCACGCTTTCATCCCATTCATCGAAAAAGGCCCCATCAACAATATCCCAATTACCCTCAAGCCAGGCTTTGACAAGTGCGTCTGAACCCGATTGCCGCAAGCGCAATATGTAAGTCGGATCGTTCTTCATAAGCAAGATATTATCCCCGATTTTAGAGGGGATAAATACATAATCCAAGCTTACTGTCGACCGGACGCCTTCTACCTCAATCTCGCATTGTTCGGTGATGACTTTGAACCCCCTAGGATCGGGTTCGATATATCGCTTTTTCACCCAATTATGCCCCGGTCCACCAGGATTCCCAGTCAATCGCATCCCTACAGGGACGCCAGCAGCTGATCGCAAAGTTGCTCGAAGTTTGTTGATTGGCCCTGGGGAAGGGAAGTTGGTGACTTCTTCAACATAGACTCTGGTATAGTTATGGCCTTGGTATTCTTCCGCATCAGAGTCTCGTTCCAGGTAAGCGAACTTAAGTCGAGCCCCGTTCCGCATGACCCATTCTTTTTTCTGCTCATTATACTTCGCTCCGAGCTTGGGGAATATTTGCTTGGTGCGGGCTATGACCTCCGCGAGCTGAATGAGTTTCCGGCGGAAAAAGATCCCGACCGCATTTTCGCCATACAAGGAAGAGTGCTGTAACCAATCCCCGATGGAGGATTCAGTCTTTCCGCCGCCACGCGCCCCTCCATAGAAAACCTCGAAGATCGGGCATTCAAGTAAGGCTGTCTGCGGCCCTTCTTGTGGCTGCCATAAGATTGTAGGTTCTGGAGCTTGGTTCATGCCGGGAAGGCGTCCTTTGTGCCGAGGGTGAAGCTTTGATAGTGGATATCGAACTCGTCCATAAGCAGATCCCCAACCACCGCGTTATCTGTACGATAGAGTTTCATCTTTATGATACTTGAAGCCTTTTTTCCGGTGCCGACTATCGCCGAAATTCCCCGGCATACGGTCAATGGTAATAGGTGTGCCGTCGGAAGCGGAGAATAGAGGCAAACCGGGGACTGTTTTAGCGGAGCGTACATTAGCCATTAAGCCCCTCCCGCTTCCAGTTTCCCGCCTGTATATCCGGCGACCCATTCCTCTGGAGAAGCTGCTTTCCCCGGCATCGCTACAACGAAGTTATTGTTGATAACCGCCTGGTTTTGCGCCCTCGCCCCGTAACCTAGAGCTTTAGCCCCAAGGTCCAGCGCCTTCACCGCAAGATCCGCTGTCGGGTTTTCTTCCAGTTTCTCCATCAGTACGTCGACCGACTTTGTGACCAGTCCTTTCAGCCTGTCGTCAATCGTCAGCATCAGCCCGGGGTCTACAAGCTCCTCCCGCCGCTTCGCAAGATAGAATTGGAAAGCATCCGAGGCAATAGTATACCCCACCCAAACCGGGCTCCGGTCGAATAAAACCGCGAGCTCTTTTTGGGTCATATCTGGGCATGTTAGCAGCATATCAGCTAACGCTTCGTGTGTGTATCTAAGCTTTGTAACTTCGTGCGCCATTAGAGATTCCTCCTGCAGCCTACCGTACAGTATTGCCGCCGGTGTGTCAAGCGGAAAGGCGAAAAGGCGGGCGGCTAAACAGTACATAATCCCACCGAATTATACTCCCATAATCCCCCGGAGTTACTATCCCCTTTATTTTTATTTTCAGGGGCAAAGTTACCAGCGGGGTTATGGGATGGAGGCAAAGCGCGTGGGGATTACATACAGTTAACCCACCGAGTTTCGCCCCCCGGCCTGCCGATTGCCACCCCCCGGTCGATGCCTGCATGATCCGTGCCAGGAGGAAAAAAGTTTAGACTGGCACGGATGTTGCAATAGCACGAAGCGTGCCAGGGCGTTGGCATGATGCTTGCATAGGCAGGCTGGCACGAAAATTGCTACGCGCGTTCATTAATATGCGGCGGGATGCGGGCGCAGAAAAAATGCTAGCAGGCTAAAATAATTCGTGCATTATTCCGGGGGATNTGNTANGGTNTATTTAACAACGGACACCAACGGGNAATCANNCCCATTTAGNAACACAAAACGNANGAGGCGCAANAATGGAACAGACCACGAANAAAGACATNGCNGCAAACATCGACGGGCAGAAAATGGTATTGGCGTTCGCCAACGGGAAGCAGATCACCGTGAACGCAGAGGCATTGGACACGGATATTGTCAACCGGGCGGTCATGCACGGGCTGAAGCAGAAATTGGTCGATGCAGCGGCAATATCCCGCAACCCAGACACGGGCGCGACGGCCTCGATTGAGGACAAATACAACGCCGTGTATGACGTTTACCAACGGCTGTTAAATGGCGAATGGAACAAAAACCGCGAGGGCGGTGGTGGCGTGTCCGGTGGGTTGCTGTTCAGGGCATTATGTCGCCTGTATGACCGAAAAACGCCAGAGGAAATCAAAACGTTTTTGGATACGAAAACCAAAGCCGAACAATCCGCATTGCGGGCGAATCCGAAAATCGCGGCGATTATTGACGAAATCCGGGCGGAGCGGGTTTCCGGCGTGGATAGCGACGACCTACTCGATGAATTGAACGATTAGGAGGCGGACATCATGCGCAAACAAATGAAATTTGATAAAAACGGGGAAATTTCTATCATGCAATCGCCGGTAAATGGTTTTTGTATATCATACAANCCAGACGACAGTCGATGGTATGTAACCGGCCCCGACAACGAAACACGGGCTATATTTTCTGGCACACCGAAGGGGTTCTACAACGCCAGACAATACGCCAGAAGGCACTAACCAAACCGATGTCATAGGCCCGATCCAGGCCCGTTGCGCTACCATAGGCAACGGGCTTTTCTGCGTCCGGCGGTTGGGGGCGGGATGGTGCGCCGGGATTGTGGCCGAAAAACGCCCGGAAACGGCCCGCCGTGGCACGGACGCATCCCCGCCCATACATCCGTATCCCCGCCACGCAAAACCCCACCACGCCCACGCAATCGCGTTCTAACAATCCCATGCTGTATTTCCACTAAATAAATCCGCCTATCCACCCCGACTCCACCAATTTCTTCGGGATAAATCGCTATAAAGTGGTGTTATCGGGTTATCAACGTTCTCCACACCCCCACCCTTCCCCGTCCCCCAATCTCCCCTGGGTTATCCTTCCCCTGGCAAAGTGGT